TTGAATCAAAAAATGTTTTCTTTGGAACTGGCCTTTTGTCAGATCACAATGAGATCAGAATCAAAGATATGGATGAAAGCGATCTTTCAGGAATGATCAGATTCAAACAAGTATATACCGCAGGAGTTCAGTATGTAAACGGTGACGAGATCATCTACTACGATTCTACAGCAGCGCAAGTATAAACCCAACAAGGGAGGGTTAAACCTCCCTTTTTAAAACCTATATTAATATGGCTTGTGATTTAACAGCAGGGAGAAAAGAGCCTTGCAAAAATACAATAGGTGGTTTAAGAAATATATATTTTATAAACTATCAGGCGAATGCTTTTACTACATTAGCGGGAGAAGTTACCGGATTGGATATCGGTATAACAGCCGCGTATAAATACGAATTAAGAGCAGACGGAAACACCTTGGAAGAAGCGGTTGTTTCAGATAAGAACACAGGTGTAACCTTGTTTACTCAAACGCTTAACATCGTATTAAAACAACAAGATTTAGCAACACACAACGAGGTGAAACTATTAGCACACGGAAGGCCTTATGTGATCGTTGAAGATAACAACGGAAACTTTAAGTTAGCCGGAGCAAGTGAAGGAATGGATGTATCAGGAGGTTCTATAGTTACAGGAGGTGCAAAAGCTGACTTTAACGGATATAACCTTACAATGACTGCAATGGAAGCAGAGGGAACCCCTTTCTTAGATGCTGCAACTATTACTTCTCTACAAGCTATTGAGGTTGTAGGAGTTTAGATTTTTCATAGTTTTTTTATTTGTTTGTTAGCCACCTCTTCCCCAGGGGTGGTTTTTTTGTAACTATTAAACCCTTATTTAGTTATTGTAGTATGGAAGTCTTTTTGCCTATTAATACACAACAAACCCTAACGGTAATTCCCAGGTGGAATAGTCCTATAGTAAGCCTAAGAGTTAGTAATGAGGAAACAGGAGAAATAGAATTATTCTCTATTCCTACAACTACTTATGATAACGGGTACTTATCTATGGATTTTACTTATGATTTTTTGGAAGGTGGACGCTATGTGTTGGAGATTAAAGATAATGCAGGTGAATTACTATGGAGGGGAAAGGCTATTTCTACAGATCAGGACCCGCAGACCTATAAAATGAATGCTGATATCATACAATTATGAGCGATAATATTAAATTAATCCAATTAAATAACTATGTTAAGCCTGAAATTAAGGAGGAACACGGGAAAGATTGGGTACTAAATGGCAAACAAAACCAATATTTCAAATATGTGATTGACCGATACAACGGTTCATCCACCAATTCAGCGATTATAAACTCTTTTGTCGAGCGTATTTACGGTAAAGGAATCAACGCATTAAACGCAAATAAGAAACCGGAGGAGTTTTTAGCCTTGTTGGAGATTTTCCCAAAGCGAGAACTAAGGAAAATTATAGCGGATTTTAAATTGCAAGGGAACGCAGCCTTTCAAGTTATCTACAGTAAATCAGGAAAAGAAGTGGTAAAATGTTACCACATTCCGGTAGAATCATTAGCCCCTGAAAAGGTAAATGATGATGGGGAGATAGAAGCTTACTACTATGCGTATGACTGGAAAAAAGTAACCACAAAGGAAAAAGCAGAGCGCATCCCTGCCTTTGGATTTGGAGGTAAGAAAGAAATATTTTATATTAAACCTTATAAACCCGGGCAGTTTTATTTTGCAACACCTGACTATCAGGCTGCATTGCAATATGCTGAATTAGAAGAAGAAATTGCAAATTTTTCTGTAAATCATATCCGGAATGGATTGAGTTTAGGGCAGATTATTAATTTCAATAATGGCGTTCCAAGTGATGAGATACAAAATAAAATAAAGAAAAAAATTGACAACACTATTACTGGATCTTCTGGAAGCCGGTTTATCGTTGCATTTAATGAAAGTCAAGAGAACGCGACTACAATAGATCAAATATCTAAAGATGACGCAAGTGCAGAATGGCACTTTTGGGTTAATGAAGCACGTCAGCAAATAATAACAGGACATAGAGTTGTAAGTCCTATGTTGTTCGGAATAAAAGATGCTACCGGATTAGGTAATAACGCAAACGAAATGGAGGTAGCAAACTCCCTAATGGAGGAAACAGTTATCAGGCCATACCAAGAAATAATTTTGGATGCTATTGATGAGATTTTAGCCGTAAATAAGATCAGCTTAAACTTAGCTTTTAAACCTTTGAATGAAATGGCAGAAGAAACGGTTGAAGATGAACAGGAAAAAGAAGCTGAAGTACAAATGTCAGAAAAAAAAAATGAAATTCCCCAAAGTGTTGCGGATGAATTAGTTGATTTAGGGGAGGAAGTAGACCTTGAAGAATACGACCTTATAGATGAAATTGAAGTCGATTATAGCGAAGAAATTAATTTAGCGGTAAACACAGGAACGGCAAGACCAAACGCAAATAGCGCACAGGATGGAGAAGATTTTATAGTACGTTATAGATATGTTGGAAATGCTGCACCGGAACGGGAATTTTGTAAAAAAATGATGTCATCAGATAAGGTGTATAGGAAAGAAGATATTATACAGATGGGATCTAAGGTAGTAAATAGCGGATGGGGACCAAAAGGAGCGGATCAATATAGTATATGGTTATACAAAGGAGGTGGAAATTGTCATCATAAATGGAACCGGTTGATATACTTAAAGAAAGGTGCAAGCGTAGATGTTAATTCACCCCTTGCTAATATGATAAGCACAAGCGAGGCACGAAGGAAAGGATATAATATTGAGACCAATAATACAAATGTAAGCATCGAACCTTATAAAATGGATAATAAAGGATTCTTACCGGGCAATCCACAAGGCAAATAATTATGACTACACTTTTAATAAAAGCAGCCGAGATAACTAAATCCACCCCAATGGGCGGGAATGTAGATGTCGATAAATATATCTACCTAATCAAAGATGTACAGGTAACCGTTATAGAACCATTATTAGGTACAAAACTCTATAATAAATTACAAGAAGACTATGCGGCCGATACGTTAGCTGGGGATTATTTAGCCTTAGTTGAGGACTATATAAAACCTATACTTATACATTCATCATTTGCGGAATACGTGGTAATAGCTGCTTATAATGTAAGTAATGGAGGGATTAACAAAAGCCAACCAGAAAACACAACCGCAGTAAGTAAATCGGAGGTAGATTATCTTTCAGAAAAACAAAGAAGCAAAGCACAAGTTTACATAGAGAGATGTGAGCGGTTCTTATGCAATAAAACTTTCCCGGAATATAGAATACAGGATAATGATTATGATATCAGGAGCCAAGAGGTTAATTATATGGGCGGTTGGAGTTTAGGAGGCGACAAAAGAAGAGATGAATTAGATTATAAAAACCTTAGATCGTGATCACATCAGGAAGAAAAGACGGGTGTAAAGATGGTTTAGGAGGCGTTTCTAACGTTTACTTAATGGATTATGTCAAGTACAACAAGAAGTTGATACAAACCAATACAGAGCGCACGAAATTACTTTCTTTTCCGATTACCATTATTTATGATTTAGAACTTAGAACCCCTACAAATTTCGATCAGAGTATTAATATTGAAAAAGGTCAGATTTCATATAAACAAACCATTGAATTAGCGATTAAAAAAGACTCTTTACAAACTTTTAGAGAGTTGAATATCCTGATTAAAAAAGATTTAAGGTTAATCGTTAAGGACAGGTTAGGGAGATATCAAATTTTAGGATTGTACAACGGACTAAAAGCTACTGGATATAAACGAGTATCAGGAGGTGCAAAGAGTGATTTTAACGGTTATAATATCACTTTTGAAGCAGATGAAAGCGAGATTAGTCCATTCATAGATAACTTACATTACACGGGATTTATCCCACCTATTGAAGTAGGTAAAAGTTTATTCACGGCTGATAATAATGTGATTACGACGGACAATAATATCATAAGTATAGATACAATTACGATATAAATGGCAAAGCAAAACATAAATATAGGCGTTAATCCTGGAGATGGCACGGGTGATTTAGTTAGGGAAGCATTTAGCAAATCGAAAGATAACTTTGATGAACTATATGCCAGACCGGTATCTGATATGAACAAAAGCCAATACGACACCGATAACAGCGGGGTTGTAGATTCAGCTGAAAAAGTAATCGGTATTGATGAAGCCGGTAATTTAAGTTACTACGGAAAAAATGCAGCAGGCGCAATAGGATTTTATACATTTCCTGTAGATAAAGTAGATGGATATCCAGATTTCTTAGATTTCCCAGTAGCAGGATTTGAAGGAGTTATTTATATAGATCAGGGAGATTTTATTTTGTATTTATGGGATAATGTAAATAATGTTTATTCAGCAGTTGCAGGAGGTGTGAGTCAAGGTTATGTAGATGATGGATTAGCTTTAAAAGAACCCCTAAACGTTCCCCCTATTGCAGACACTAAAGTTAAGGTGTATAACTTAGATGGAACTTATACCTATGAAGATTATGGAGGTGGAAGTTATATCCCTTTATTGTCAGAACCATTTACTTATACGGGAGGGGTTCAAGAATTTATATTACCAGTACCAATTTTAGAGATATATTCTGTCTTAGTTGGCAATAGTTCTTTACAGCGAACACAACGTACTTACACAGGCTCAACAGTTACAATTACGGATACTTTAACGGTAGGAGCAGTAATAGAAATTAATTATAAATCAAATTCAACTCCACCCCCATCAGCACCTTCCAATGCTTCAGTAACCAATATCACAACAACAGGATTTGATTATTCAATAACATAGACTATGGCAACAATTACAGGCGTAAATATTTATATAGATGGAGTAAAACACAACGCTACTCCACAACCATTAACACAAGCGACTTATAATATTTCTAATGTTAAAGCGGAAGGGGCGGCATTTAACGTGCAATTTAGTTATGTATATGATGATGCTACAGAAAGCCAATTAACTCCTATTCAGAGTTATAGTTTAGCTACTACTTCAATATCTTTTAGCGCATTATCCTTTGATTCTGCCACAATGGTATTAGATTCTGCAAACTATCAACCACAGGGTAATGCGCAATTAAGCCAATTATACACCCCTTCTATTTTATATAGAAATGGAAAAACATTAGTTGTAAATAAAAAACTTGGAGTAGATTCTATACTAGTAAGCGAATTAACACCTAATGGATTAAGACCGCCCCACCAAATAGGAGGGTCAAAACTTAATGGAACTAATTACCACGACCAACCAATTTTTCATTGGGATGCAAACAGACTATTTGTAATACAGGAAGATAATCACGGAGTAAGTCCTACAGCTTATCATAAAGCAAGTGTGGACAATGATAGTCTTATTGTGAATAGTAATTCTGGAGTATTAGGGCAGACGGCTCATTCTGGCGATATTGTATATCCTAATATCTATACAAGTAATGCTAAAAAAGTAATTATAGGAAGATATGGGATAGATGGAGGTTCTTTATATGAAGCTGGATATAGATGGTCAGATTCTATGGAGGGTATTTGGGCCGATAGTGTTAGATTAATGGTTAAGAGAACAGGAATGGATAGAAGGTATCAGCAGGGAATGTTTACAGGTGCTGTTTCTGGGGATATCATTATATCGAGTTTCGAGAGAAATACAGCAGGAGAGTGGGTTAGGGGTAATGTTTTTAGATTTAAAATTAAAGCAGATGGAACTTTAGATGTTTTTACAATTAATGGAACGTTTATCAGAAACGGCATTATGTCCGTTTTAGAATCAGATATAGGTCAATACTTTGAATACGGAGGAACAAACGCATTTATCCCTGTCTGTGATATTGATGCAGACGAAAACTTTTACAGTATTCAAAAAAACGGAGTAAATTATGTTCTAAGTATTTGGAAGGTAACACAGTCAGCACCTACAGACATAACTATAAATTTCCCTGATTCCCCTACCTTAGTTGAGGGATTACCTACACAAAACCACGCTGTAAGGTTTATAATGCCTGTATCTTTAAGTGAGATATATATTTTTGTGAGTGTTAACAACGGAGTATACGGGGTGATAAGGCAATATAAGTCTATAAATGAAGGGGCTTCATGGACTTTTGTACAGGATATAGATTTTGGTCAGAATGTAGTCAAATTTCATTTGACAAATAATTACAGGGAAATAGGAAATAACAATAATTTCCTTGCTGTTGCGGCTACAGGAGCGACAGATAATACAGCCCTTGCTGTGGATGTTTTCTTAAAAAAGGCTGCCTTTGGAGCTATTCAAACAGAAACAAATATTTATGACAGTTTAACGCCAATAAGTGAAGTTGTATTTAATGCTAATTCTGTATTAAATTACTCTATTGAAACCGGAAAAATAAATAACACAGGAACAACACTAAATTCTTTAATAGACCAATCACCAAACGCAGTTACCGAGTTGGCTTTTGGCTCACCTGTTTTGGATAATGGAACTACACCTTCATATGTAACCTTTGACGGAGTAAATGATTATGTTTCTTTAGACCCTGCTTTATTGCTGGCCAATAATGCCTATTTGATTTTAGAGGTTATAGACGCTAATGGTGTAGACACTTACCCATTAAATATTAGTAATAACGCAGCTACAGACCGTTATATATTACCAGAGATACAAGCAGCATTGACAGCTAAAATGGCAAATAGAGTAAGAAGAACAGGAATGCCGCTAGAAACTGTATTAGGAGATACAGAAACAAGCGCAGGATTCCACATATACGCTTGGTTATATAGAGGTTTTGGTAATGATGTGCCTATGTGGTTGGATGGAAAAATGCAGTTGAGAAATATGACTGGAGCAACTACAATAAATGAAGGATCATATACAATTGCAGAAGGTAACACTAATTTAGAAATAGGAAGATTAGTGAGAACCAGTATACTTTACAATTCGTTTAAAATGAAACACATTTCTATTCATTCTGTAACAAGTGAGCAAGATGTTCTGGATAGAATTAAATATTTAGGCATTAAGTACGGAATAACTCTTTTAAACGCTTATAGATAAAATATCATGGCAATAAACTCAAGATACAAACTAAAGACAGGAAAGGAAGTAGCTTATTTCCCTCCTATTCAAAATACCGCTAATCCCTATCTCACAGAAGCTGCAATGCACGCAGACCAAGCCAATCAATTAGAAGGCTATGGGTATCTTGTAACAGGGGTTGGAGCGTTTACTTATTTAGGAACATTGGCGGGAACGGCTGCGGATTACAGATCATTTATTCCTACGAAGGATATAAAGTTACAAGGGGCTTATGAAGATGATAGTACTATCTATTTTTATGAAGGAACTTCTTATTTTTTTATTAGAAATAATT